TCTCGATTCTATTAACGCAACTTCAACATCTATTGTTAAATATATAAGCAAAAAGGCTGGTATTGGAATAGGTGCAGGCTCTATTAGAGCATTAGGCGCAAGAATAGGAGATGGTTCAGTAGTTCATACTGGCTTAATTCCATTCTTAAAATATTTCCAAGCTGCAGTCAAATCTTGTTCACAAGGTGGAGTAAGAGGTGGAGCAGCAACAGTATATCTTCCAATTTGGCATTATGAATTCGAAGATTTAGTAGTATTAAAGAACAATAAAGGAGTTGATGAAACTCGTGTAAGACATATGGATTATGCATTTCAATTTAATAAATTGATGTATGAACGTTTATTGTCAGATGGAGTAATTACCTTTTTTGATCCTAATGATGTACCAGACTTATATGAAGCATTCTATTCAGATCAAAAGAAATTTAAAGAATTATATGAAAAATATGAAAGAGCATATTCAATAAGAAAAAGATCTCTTCCTGCTCTTGAAGTATTTCAATCTTTCTTAACAGAAAGAAAAGATACCGGTAGAATTTATCTTATGAATGTTGATCATGCAAATAAGCATGGAGCATTTAATCCAGATGAAGCACCAATTAGAATGAGTAATTTATGTTGTGAAATTGATTTACCAACTAATCCATTAGAATCATATGATGATCCAAATGGAGAAATCTCATTATGTACATTAAGTGCTATTAATTGGGGACTCATTAATGATCCTAAAGATTTCGAAAAATACTGTACCCTTGCAGTAAGAGCACTAGACAATTTATTACAATATCAAAATTATCCTGTAAAAGCTGCATATCATGCAACAATGAATAGACGACCTTTAGGCGTTGGTATTATTAATCTAGCATATTTCCTTGCTAAGCGAGGATTGAAATATGATGAATCCGCATTTGAAATAATAGATGAATACGCAGAAGCATGGTCATATTATTTAATTAAAGCTTCGGCCGATTTAGCCGAAGAAAAAGCACCATGTACTAAAAATAATGAAACAAAATATGCAAGTGGGATACTTCCAATTGATACATATAAGAGTGCAGTAGATAAATTAGTGAAACCCAAAGAACGTATGCCATGGGACAAATTAAGAACTCAACTTAAAGAACATGGTATTCGTAACTCAACACTTATGGCATTAATGCCTGCAGAAACATCTGCACAAATTAGTAATAGTACAAATGGTATAGAACCTCCTAGAGCTTTAGTATCATATAAACAATCGAAAGATGGTGTAATGGCCCAAGTTGTTCCTGGTATAGTACAACTAAAAAATAAATATGATCTCTTGTGGGACCAAAAAAGTCCTGATGGATATTTAAAAATCTGTGCTATATTACAAAAATATATTGATCAAGGCATTAGCGTCAATACGTCATATAATCCAGAACATTATGAAGATAATAAATTACCTATGTCAATAATGATAGGTGATATATTAACTGCATATAAATTTGGAATTAAACAATTATATTACTTTAACACATATGATGGTGCCGGAGAACATGCAGAAGAACTTCCAGAATTGGAACAAACCCTTAACGAAGACGAAGATTGCGAGAGTTGTATTATATGATACTGAAAAAGAATAAAAAATCACACTTAGAAAAACAAATGTTTCTTGATGAAGCAGTAGACCTACAACGATTTGACGTTTTAAAATATCCAGCTATCGATAAAATATCAGACAAACAGCTTGGTTTCTTTTGGAGACCTGAAGAAGTTGATGTATCTAAAGACAAAAAAGATTTTGATGAATTAACAGAACACGAACAACACATTTTCACTAGCAATCTTAAAAGACAAATTTTATTAGACTCTGTTCAAGGTAGAGCACCCAATTTGGCATTCTTACCAATCGCTTCATTACCAGAGATTGAAAATTGGATTGAAACATGGTCGTTTATTGAAACAATACATTCTAAAAGTTATACACACATTATAAGAAATATATATCCAAATCCTTCAGAAGTATTTGATACTATATTGGATATTAAACCAATTTTAGATTGTGGTAAAGACATTGCAAGATATTATGAAAATCTTATGATAGAAAATGCAAAAACTACAACTAAGTTGAATCATAAAAAAGCATTATGGATGGCAATGTTAAGTGCTAATGCACTCGAAGGTATTAGATTTTATGTTTCATTTGCGTGTTCATGGGCATTTGCAGAACTTAAAAAAATGGAAGGTAATGCAAAAATAATTAAATTTATTGCAAGAGATGAAAATACTCATCTTGCAGCAACAACTATTATTATTAAAAGTTTGTTAAAAGAAGATCCAGATTATGTAAAAATTGCAAAAGAAATGGAAACAGAATCGGTTGAACTTTATATAGATGTAATAGAACAAGAAAAAGAATGGGCTAAATACTTATTTAAAGATGGTTCTATGATTGGTTTAAACGAAAAGCTTTTAGCAGATTACGTAGAATGGATTGGATGTAAACGAATGAGAGCAATAGGAATGTCTTGTCCATATCATGTACAACAACAAAATCCTCTTCCATGGACAGAAAAATGGATTAGTGGAAGTAATGTTCAAGTTGCTCCACAAGAAACAGAAATTACTTCATATATAACTGGTGGAGTAAAACAAGATGTTGATAAAGAGACCTTATCAAAATTTACGCTTTAAGGAATAATATGCATATAGAAATTTATTCAAAAGAACAATGCATGTATTGCAATATGGCAGTAAAAAAGGCCGAATCTATGTCCTTAAATACAACATCATTTGGAGAAAAAGTAGAATCTAATATAACATATAAAAAATATATGTTGAATGAAGATTTTAATAGAGAAGAGCTCTTGAAGTTGTTTCCTAATGCAAGAACATTTCCTCAAATATTAATCAACGGTCAACATATTGGCGGTTGGCAAGAATTTAAGGATGTATAAATGGCTCTCAAATCATTAGATTGTGCATTTTGTTACAATAAAACAGAAATAGAATATGAAGTTGATGAAGACGGTGAACTAAAAGATCCTACATTTTGTCCTTTTTGTGGAATAAAAGAAGATGAACTAGATAATATATATGATCAACATTACCCGATATTAGAAGAATTGGACAACATAGAAGAATAAATACCTTATAAATAGGTATATGAATTGGATATATAAAGGTAAAGAATGGCAACCACCGACAGAAGGCTTTACGCCAGAAGAAATGTATGGTTTTGTTTATCAGATAACGAACAAACAGAATCAAAAGAAATACATTGGAAAAAAGTTCTTTTGGAAACAAAAAACATTACCGATAACGAAGAAAAGAAAGCGAAGAAAAAGGTTAAAGGTTGAATCAGATTGGAGAGAATATTATGGATCATCTAAACACCTTTCGGAAGATGTGGAGAAAATGGGCCATAAGAATTTCCATCGCGAGATTATATTATTCTGCAAGACTAAGGGTGAATGTGCTTATATGGAAACAAAAATACAATTTGAAAGAGCAGTATTATTATCCGACGATTATTATAACGGTATTGTTAATTGTCGGATTGGTTCAAATTCTGTAAAACATTTAAAGGAGGCATAAATGAGCCGTAAAAAAGTTAAACCTAATTATATAGATATGAGAATAGAACAACTTAAAGAAGAATTATCTAAACCTAATACAACTCATGATAAGAATTGGTACAACAGACTTATTCAAGAATTAGATTGGGTTCGACAAATGCAAGATGATAAAAAAGCAACACATAATTGTTATATGGAAGCATAATAAATATGTACAAACATATCAAACTGTGGTATAATAGAACCTATGAATAAACATGTAAAAAATAATGTTATTAAATTTCCAAATAGGATGGCCGAAACTATCGGTGAAAGAGTTTTGGAAAGTATGGACAAACAAGAAGAATGTGCCCACCTTGGGCGTTTATGTGTTGATATTATAACAAAAACAATTAGGAATGAACCTACTGAATTAATGTCAGATTTAGATTTTAATGATATTAAATCTGATGAGTATAAAGATATGTTTGTAATATTAAATCTTCTTGTATCTATGTTTCTTAGAAAATCTGATATTAATCATATATTACAAAAAGAT